ATCCAAAAAACATATAGTTAACATAAAAACATAAAAAAAAGGGACAATTTCTTGTCCCTTTAGTGTTATTTTTTAAGATTTTGATTATCTCAATTCTCTTAAATCGAATGTTCTAACACCATCAACGGTAATGCGGCCATAAAAGCGATTATTTACCATTTTTTTCGCGTATCTCGTCATTATTCCTTTGATCGGAGTAAAGTTGAACGGATTGTACATTGTAGGTGTTAATTGTAGAGGTACATACGGTGCGTAGATGTAACCTGTGTCTAACAATGATGTTCCTTTGTGTCCAATCAAAACTTGGTTTGCTGGGAAGTAAGGATCACGATAAACTTGGTATCTACCTGATAATGTACCAACTCTTTCAATACCCATATTGTACTGATCTTGGTCAGGAGCCGCGTTAGATACATGGAAGTATTCTAAATCGTCAAAGATTGCAGAAACCTCAGATGAAACAACGATCCAGTTAGCACCACCACGAAGAGTTGACTTGTGGATTTGTGCCGACAATTGATTGATTGCTGTAATCAAAGTTTGGTTCCAATCTTTCTGAGTGTAAGATGTTGTTTGAGAAATTCTTCTCCATCCGTTGTAATCCCATCGTAATTGCCAAGCCGCTCCTTTTCTCAAGTCACGAAGGATCTCACGATCGATCTCAGCTGCTACTTGCTCAGATAACAATGCAGTTAACTCAGCTTCAGCGTCAATGTTATGGAATGCCGCAACATCTTGAGCTAATTCAGGAGACCATTGTGCTCTTAGTTTTCTTTCTGTAACAGAAACTGTTACTGACTCAAGGTCAAAAGAAACCTCACCAATTTGATCTTCAAACTCAAGGTTAGCATATCTTCTATACCAAGCGATGAATGAAGTACCAGAAGTACCTGAGTAGATTGTAGTACCTGTGTATCCGTCAAGTGATGTTGCATCACAATCAGCACATACAGGACAAGATAAATCTACCTCTAAGTAAATACATCCGTTATTATCACAGATATCGTTATAGTTACCACCGTTACCACCGTTAGTTGGGTCGTTAGGGTATGTACCATTGTTGTTAAATACTGTGTTTGTGTTTTGTCCGTAAGCAACGATACCTTTACCATATATTTGAGTTACAACTCTAAATAATAAAGGAACAAAAACTGTTAGACCTCCTGTAGTTGCAGTTAATACATTACATGGTGTTGTATTCGCAGAAATAATTGAAGTTCCGTAGATTCTTAAGTCAGAAAGGAAAGATTCAGTATCCATTTCGTTACCGTCTGGTCCAATAAGTTTTCCTGCTCCTGAGTTGTTAAATCCACAAAGTTTCATAACAACTTTTCTTGTGTTTCCTGAGTACGCCGTTAAAGGTGCGTCAACTAAGCTACTACCAGCCCATACTTGTACAGCTGTGTTAGCGGTAACTGCAGTCCATTTACCTTTAGAGTAATCAAACAATCCTGGAGGATCTAAACCTGCCTCATTTCCTTCGTAGAATAAATCGTAAAGATCTTTTTTGTAAGGATAGTTAGGTGCGGTACCTCCTGGGTATCCAGCGTTTGTGTCAGTTGGCCCATTAGGTGCTCCGTAAGGTGCTTGGTGTACTCCACCTGCATCTGCTACTCCTGTTTGAGGGTAACCATTAGCGTCATAAGATGATGCGTTTTGGTATCCTTGAATACGAGGTACAAAGAAGAACAATTTACCGATAGGTAAGTTCATTGCTTGTACAGATACGATGTCGTTAGCCAACAATTTAGAGAATACTCTTCTCACGATAGGGAAGACAACAGTTTCGAATGCTCCGTTAGAAGATCCGTCAGAAGTTGCTTCGTTTATAAGGTGTGACGCTTGATTCTCATATAATTGTGCCACATTTTCTTTTAAGTGACCTTTTAGACCTTCTAAGAAGCCTAACTTGTCCCATTTGTTAATTGTGTCTTCTTTGATAACTTTAAGGTGTTTTAACCCAATATTACCAACAAGACCTGATTCTAATAATGCTCCCATTTTTTTGGTTTTTTATTTTTTTTAGTTTATTTTTATTTATAATTTACTCATTAAATCTTTCATTCTTAAGAATTGAGGATTTTCGTAAGTTTTTGATTCAATCAAATTAGCTGCTGAACCTGACTCAACAGATCTATTAACAGTTCTTTCAATTGATTCGGTTATTTTTTGTTCTGATGAAGAACCACCTGAATTTAATTCAGATTTTATAGCTCTGTACAGACTTTTTGATTCTTTCAAAGATTCAACATTATCAAATCTTCTAAGAACATTTATTTTTTCTTGTTTTGTCGTTGAGTGTTCGGTGAACAATCGTGTTGCGTAAGCTAGATTTGAATTGAAAACAGCAACCTCATTCAATTTAATTCTAAAAATATCAAGAGCTTTTTTGTATTCTTCATTTTTCTCTCTTAACAATTGAACTTCTTGGTTTGTACTTTCGGAAATTTTGAATGGATTATATTCAAAATTTCTGTTGTTTGTTCTCGCTTTTCTCAAGCCACGACTACCATCTTTAGATCCATTACCATAAGTTCTTGACGCTTCTTTGGTCTCAACTTTTTTCATAGATCCTTTTTCCATGTTTTCACCTTCTTTATATTCAAACTTGGCTTTCCCTGTTCCCATCGCTTTTGTACCTTTACCGAAAGCTTCTTTTCTTTTTTGATCAAATCCGCCGCCCATATTAGGTTTTTTGTCGTATGCGAATTTAGGTCCTTTACCAATTCCGACTCCTTTTGCTTTAAGTGTTTTTTTGATAGCTTCCATTACTGTGTCCAAATCCACTGAATCTGATTCCATGTCTTCTTCCATTTCATAGTTATGTTCGTTTCCGTCATGCATTTCTTCCATTTCATAGTCTTTGTAATGTCCGTCAACATCACCCATTTTATGACCATTACTTCTTTTAAAATCATGTTTGTTTCCGCCATACATTTCTTCCATTTCAGGATCAACACCTTCTGCCATGTCATCTTCATAGTCTCTTTGTCTACGAGATCTGAATATATCTTCCATGTCATCTCCCATGTTATCTTCCATACGAGATCTTAGTCTATCTCTCATAGGTGTTTCAAATCTACCTTTATGAGATCTGATTGCATCTCTCACAGGAGTTTCAAATCCCATTTCATCTTCGTCTTCTATTGAAAAATCATCATCATCATCGTCTTCTAATGAGAAATCATCATCGTCCTCATCATCCATTTCAATTTCATAGATAGCACCTTCCATGGTCTCATCGGCATATGGACCAGTATACAATTCATCATATTCCGATAATCCATCATAGGATGAGTCATTTGTTTCCATACCAAGTTCAGATTCACCTAAATGTATCATGTACTCGTCTTCGCCATCTTTAAGGTGAATGTTTCCACCTTCTTTTTTTACGATAATTCCATCTTCATCTCCCATCGCTTTAAAAACTCTAAGAACTTCAGAATCAGATGCGTCTGTCATGTCAATGGTTTCATCATCCATTTCATCGTCCTCGTCATCCATTTCATCGTCCTCGTCATCCATTTCATCGTCATCCATAGCCATTTCGTCGTCTTCTATGTCGAATTCATCATCTTCCATTTCATCGTCGTCGTCCATTGCCATTTCGTCGTCTTCCATATCTGTTTCTTCAGCGTCTGGTGTTAAGGGTTCAATCTCATCTTCATCTTGTTCTCTAAGAGATTCTTTTACCAATTGTTTGATTTCTTCACTCATCGTTGACTGAAGTATTCCTTTTGCGTTTTCTTGAAGTGTCTCCTCCAAATTCTTGATTTGGAAAAGAGCGTCTTCCACTACATTTTTGTTATAACTCATAATTTTTTTAATTAGTTTTCTAATAAATATTCACTTTTTTAAAAAAAATTCGTATTGCGACAATTTTAAACAAAAAAAAAGGGAAAAGAATTTTTTGTTCCTTTCCCTTTCTATTTAATTTTTTGAGTTTTAATTTTCTATAACCTCATCAATTTTTGATTCGACGATTGAAGTGATCCTCCAATCCATAGAATAATTTTCATAAACTTTTGTGACTTTTGCCTCTACATCAGTCGGTGAATAACCTTTTACAAGTTTTTCTTCTCTAATTTTTTTAACTTTACCTGTATTCTCATCAGGCATGTCAGTTGTGATTTTTGCGATAAAATACTTTTCTTCCATAATTTTTTTATTTATCTAAATAATCGGATAATCTATTCATTAAGTCAAGCGATTTTGATCCAGTTGCTCCAATATGTCTATCAGCATTCATTTTTTTCTCCTCATCAAGATTATCCTCAAAACCCAATCTTTCGTTTGGTTCTTTAAAAAGATAAGCCCCTGGCGTTGACGGAGATGATACTAAGTCAAAACAAATTAATTCAAAATCATCTTGTACTTCGTTTTGTTCCCCAACTTTTTTAAGTGATCCAACACCACGAGAAGATATACCCAATGTCACACCTTGTCTTAAATAGTTTGCTGCCAAATCTCCTTTTGTTGATACAATACCTCTTTCGTGAAAACCAGGACTTGTAAGTAATTTTAATTTACCTAA